CCTTCGCGACGCTCTCAGCCAGGTCCTCGCGCGAGGCCGCGCAGTCGAAGGAGGCGCGATGACGAACCACCTTGGTCGCGTCCGCGTCGCGAACGACACGCCATACCAGCATCGGTCGCTCGTCTGCGCGGGGCCTTCTCCTGGCTTCGGCGCGACGTTCCCCCCTGGCGCTGTCACGGTCGGCGCGGACGGCGTGACGTGCGTCGGCAAAGCAACGGGCACGCAGCTCGTGCTCGTCGGGTCGATCGCTTCATGGCTCACCCCGGTCGGAGAGCGTTGGCCGGATGGGTCGGTGCACCACGCGCTCGGACACGCCGTCGTGCAGCAAGCTCCGAACTCGGAGGCGTGGCTGGACGTCGCGGCGATGGGCAGCGGTCAACCAGTGCCGTCGCTGGCCGTCAGCGAGTGGACGAACTCATTGCTCTTGTGGGTCCTGCAGAGCAAGGTCACCGTCGAGCTGCAGGACGGAACGAGACTTGTGTCTCCGCTCGACCTGTCCAAGGCGACGAGCCTCCTGGCTCCGAACCCGGCGGCTCTCGCGGTGCTGTTCACTCAGCGCATCCCCGCGACGACGCTGCTGTGGCAGATGCTGGTCTGGTACGGTCACGATACCGACTGCGTTCACGTCGACGTGTTGGTGCACAACAGCGATCCGACGAAACCCAACGTGCGTCAGTCGTTCCGGTCGATCCGATGGGAGTGCCCGCTCAACTCGCAGTTCCCGCTGGCGAAGCAACGCGGCATGCGTCCGATCGAGATCCAGGGCGCGCAGGACAAGTCGATCGCGTGGGAGCTCATCGGCGTCGACTGGCTTGGTGACGGGCAGGGCGTCCCTCCGGTCTCCGGCGTGATCCCGTTCGACGACCACTTGAGATCGCAGCCGCCCGACATGGGTACCCGACTCCGAGCCCTGCAAGCGGAATGGACCTGGCCACTGCTCGGGATGCACGACGGGTTCGCGACGCCGGGGCTCTTCGGCATCCATGGAGACTGCGGGCAGATCGAGTCCGTCGCGGCCTCGGAGTCCGCGATCAACGCCGCAGCCTCCGCGTTCATGGCCCGCGGTCCGCTCCCTCGTTGGACCGAATGGAACTTCGAGGACTTCGCGAACACCGGCGCTGGTGGAGAGCACCCGACTCACGGCGTCAACCGACTCGCAGACGTCGTCCTGACGTGCAACCCGCGTGGGTTGATGGAACGAGTCAACGGGTCGCTCGGTGAGTTCCGTCGAACGCCGACGTTCTTCGAGGCCGACGCGTCGACGTTGGTGACGCTGGAAGCGCACCCGAACTGGCTCGCATGGGCCGGGCACACGCATCAGTCCAGCGTCGACAAGCTCGGCAAGCCTGTGAGCGCCAGCGTCGACGACTGCCACGGTTGGACCTGGGACACCGAGCACGGCGCGATGCAGGACTGGACCTACATCGCTCCCCTCCTGGCGATCACAGGCAACCACTGGCTCGGCATCCTGGCGCGCGCGCGCAGCGAGCACATGAAGGCGCACGGCGGCATCCAGCTCTACGGCTACGCCGCTCGCGCGCAGGGGCAGTGCACGGTTGCGATGACCGGCTACCTGCCGCTGATCGGCAACGCGCACGACCGAACGCAGGTCGTCGCGCTGATCGACTGGCTCTGCCAGTACCACACGCAGGGCGTGACCGTCTTCGGACGGTACAACGGCGGGTGGGGTCGCGGGCCAGGAGAGGTCAAGCCGACGATCCTGATGGGAGGCAACTCCACCGACGACCGACGCTACTTCGAGGTCCTGGTCACGCAGGCCGAGGCGCAGATCGGAGCGGGGAAGCAACCGTACTGGATCGCGTGGCAGCACGCGTTCGCGGTCTGGTGCCTCAACATCACGGCCAAGTACCTCGGGCATGCCGGCCTGCGGGCGCTGACGGACGCTATCTCCCGCACGCACGACCTCCACGGCTTCGAGCACACGCCGGCGTGCCGGCCGTTCGGAGGGGTCGCCTGGTGGTCAGGCGGTCAGCCGCTCACCGTCGCGCAGGAGTCGCAGTACGCTCTCGACTACCTGAACCCGATCGACAACCAGTACCACAAGATGGCTGGATTCATCACGACCGACACGAACACCGACTGGGCACGGTGGTCGGTTCCCGCTCTCAAGACGGGCCTTGAGATCGCGAAGCGCCTCGGTGACCAGGCGTGGATCTCTCGCACCAACGAGATCCTGGCGGCCCGCATGGCCGAGGAGGCCGGCAACGCGCAGCTCAAGGCCAAGTCGTGGATCTGGACTGGAGCCGTGCCGATCGACGCTCAACCTGTGACGTGATGCCGGTTGGATTCGAGGCGCTGGAGGTCATCCCCATCGTGAACGCAGAACAGACGATCAAGAAGGGCGAGAGAATCGCCGGCGCGACAGTCCGCATCATCGACGGTATCTCAAAAAACACGCTGCGGCTTGCCGTCTTCATGCTGCTCGTGTTCATGGTCGCCATCGTGGCGCTGTGCTTCTTCGGCTACCGGACGATCACCGACATGCGGACCGACTTCCGCAATGGGTTCGAGCGCATCGCCGAGCAAATGAAGCAGGGCGACAAGGAGATCGTCGACGCGATCAAGGCGGGCGACGAGCGCAGGGAGCGAGCTCTCCTGGAGATGATCGATGCCTTGCGAAAGCGGTGACGGGACGGATTCCTGCTAAGGTCGAGGAGTACTGCAACATGGTCGGCGAGACGAAGTACAAGGTCACGGTCTACTACACGGACGGCACCAACGAGGTCTTCCGTCAGGCGACGATCACCTGGGAACCAGCCGGGGCGGCCAACCCGACGTTCCTCAAGATCCAGCGCGCCGGGGAAGATGACGAGTGGATCACGATCGGCAACACCAAGAAGATCAAGCTCGCAGTGGAGACCTGAGGTGGTTGGTCTTCCCCAGTCTCGCGCTGGTGTTCTGTGCCGTGGTCTTCTGGCTGTGGTCGGCGGGCGTGCGCCAGCAGCTCGCCGACGTCGCCGATGCGATCCGTGAGCGCGACGAGCGACTGATTCGGGCCGTCCAGGAGCATCGGAACTACCTCACGCGCGACGAGTGGGAGGCGTTCCTGGCCGCAATGCGCGCGATGAACCCTGGCATGTCGTGGCCCGCGGCTGTGACGTCGCGGGTTGCTCCGCGAGACTCTCCGCGGTAGCGTCCATCGATGCGAATCATCGTCCTCGCGTTGATCCTCCCATTCCTCGGCGCCTGCGGCACGTTGACGCCGGCCAAGTTCGAGCAGTACCTGGAGACGGGGCAGCGGGTGCTCGGCCAGGTCCAGGCGACCGTCGACGCGGTCGCGCCGTCCGTGAAGGTCGTCGCGGAGGCGAGCGGGGCGAGCCAGAAGACGCTCGACAAGATCGACGCCGGCATCGCTAAGTTGCACGAGGTCTCGGGCCTCGCGAACACGACCGCGCAACAGTTGCGTGACCAGATCGCGGCGATCCCGAAGAAGGCGGACGGGACGCCGGACTGGGAGAACTGGCTCAAGGGTGGAGGCGCGACCGGAGCCGCGCTCCTGCTCGCCCAGCTCGTCGCGAAGGCCCGCGGCGGGGACAAGGCGCACGAGGACAACGTCGCGCGACTGGACGACGTCGAGACGCGGATGGACAAGCTGCTGACGGCGCTGGCGCATCAGCCGAACCCGCCGAAGGTCTGATGCGCCGCCGGATAGGATTCCTGATTTTCGGTGTCACGCTCACGGCCGCCTTGACGTCTTCGTGGTCGTGCGCGCATACCGTTGAGGCGGTGCAGAACCTCCCCGATGGCTACTGGGTCGCGACGCGGGACCTTGTTCTCGGGATCATCTTCGACGTCCTCGACCTGATCGGGATGATAGCCTGACCGTGTTGGAGGCACCCGCTAGCCTCCTGGACGTGCTGTACGGTCGCGACCCGGTGGCGTTCGCGGACCATGCGCTAGGGGTCAAGCTCTGGAGCAAGCAGGTCGACGTCCTTCGGGCCACGTTTGGCCACAAGCGGGTCGCTGTTCCGAGCGGTCATGCTGGCGGCAAATCGTTCGTCGCCGCGGTCGCCGCGCTCGCATTCGTGGTCATGCACCCAGGCGCGCGGGTTGTCACCACGGCACGCAACTGGCAACAGGTCGACGACGTCCTGTGGCGCGAGATCCGACGGCTGCACGCGAACGCCGTCGTTGATCTGGGCGGACACATGATGGACACGCCCAAGTACCTGATCGACCGCGAGGGATGGGGCGCTGTCGGCATCTCACCGGATCACCCTGACGCCATGCAAGGCCGCCACGCCCCGCACGTTCTCGTCATCTTCGACGAAGCGCAGGCGATTGATGACGTTCGCATGTGGATGTCGGCCGAGTCGCTTCTGGCTGGCGGCGACGCACACATGCTGGCGATCGGCAACCCGCTTGTCACTTCGGGCCCGTTCTATGACGCGTGCCACGATCCGTCGCGGTGGCACGTCGTGCACATCGATTGCGAGCAGCATCCGAACATTGCGGCGGAACGTGGGGGGCTCGCGCCGCCGTTCCCGGACGCCGTTCGGCTGTCGTTCATCGAGGAGATGGCGCGGCACGGAACTGACAGCGCGGTCTACCGGTCGCGCGTTCGCGGGTTGTTTCCCCTGGACTCCGAGGACACCCTCCTCACCCGGGCCGACTTTGAGCGGCTCGATGCGAGGTTCAGGCCGCCCGGTCCGCACCCATCGGCGTTTCCCATGCCGAACGACGACAAGCACATCGGCCAGGACGTGGCGTACTACGGCTCGGACGCCAACGTCGCGCTGCTGCTTGACCGCGGACGAGTCGCGACCACCGTCGAGTGGCGCGGCGTCGACACCCAGGAGACAGCTGGGCGGGTCCGCGAGTTGGCCGGCAAGTGGGGCGTCGCGCCAGGCGATGTGCACATCGACCTGGGCGCCATGGGTCCCGGCGTCGTCGATCCGCTGGTCGGCGCCGGATGGGCAGTCGACCCAGTGCAGTTCGGAGAATCTCCGAAGGGCGACTGGGCTGCGACCACCGGCACGCTGGCCTTCAAGAATCGAAGGTCCGAACTCTACTGGGTTGCCCGTATGCTCGTGCGCGAGTGCCGACTGGACGTGCCGCCGGACCAGCCGCAGATCCGCCAGCAGCTGTGCCAGACCCGGTTTCTCTACACCCCGAAGGGAGAGATCGCGATCGAGCCGAAGGACCGCATCCGTGAGAGGATCGGTCGGTCTCCGGACCATGCCGATGCACTGGTGTTGGCGCTTTCGCGCGGTTACCGTGGACCGCTGTTGCGGATCATGGATCGCAGGCAGATTCGTTGATGAGCCGTCGAAACAACAGGCAGCAGTTGGTCGGGTCCCCCTCCTGGCTTGACGCCGTGGCCGACCGCGTGGCGGAACGGGTGATCGCGAAGTCGGCGTCGACACCCGTTCCTGTCTCATCTCAGGCGGACCCGTTCTTCCTGATGACCGAGTGGCGTCGCAGGTTGCTCTCCCAAGACGAGAGCATGACGCGACCGTTGGAACAGCACGCTTGGATCTCGGCGGCCATGCGCCAGGTCGCGCAGAACTTCGTGCGCGGGGTCCTCAAGTTCTCGCGCGGGACGAAGGAGAATCACGATATCAAGGTTCCGTCGACGGATCCGTGCGCCATGGTGTGGGACAGGCCGAACCCGCACATGAGCTACGGCTATTTCATCGAGGCGCTCGCGACGCACGTCTGGGACGTCGGATACGTCGCGATCCTGAAGCAGAAGCGAGGAGGCAAGCGGCTCACCCTCGCCGGTGACGTGCCTGAGGAGCTGTGGCCGATCCGCGGGACCTACCTACAGCCCATGTTCGAAGACGGGCCCGGAACGGCTCCGTCCGCCTGGCGGCTGCGCAACGACGCCGGCGAGATCACGCTCGCCCCGTGGGAGATCCTGTGGGTGCGGACGTTCAACCCGTCCGACCCGTGGAAGGGACTCGGTCGCATCCAGGCGGCGCTCACCGGAGCGCAGCAGGACTACACCGCCGAGCAGTTCATGACCGGATTCCTTGGGAACGACGCCACCCCGGGCGGAGTGTTCTCGCTGGACATGACAACGACGCCGACCCAGCGTCAGGAGGTGGCCGACAGCTTCGAGTCTCGGCACGCCGGACCGAGCAACGTCAATCGCGTGATGGTCCTGCAGAAGGGGATGACGTTCACGCCCACGACCTACTCGCCAAAGGACATGCAGTATCAGGAGCTGCGCGCCTGGAACCGAGACCAGGTCCTTGCAGTGATGGGCGTCCCGAAGATCCTGGTCGGACAGGTCGAGGACTACAACCGGGCGACCGCGTCGAGCGCGCGCGCCGCGTTCCTTCTCTACACGATCATCCCGGCTGCCGAGTTCTTCGCGACCGCGATCACGATGGACATGCAAACGACCTGGGTCGGATGCAAGGACGTGTGGGCGGAGTTCGATTGGAGTAGGTGCGAGGAACTACAGGAGATCCAATCTGACAAGGTCGGTGCGGCACAGGCGTTCTTCAATATGGGGGTGCCCTTCAATGAGGTCAACGCGCGCATGCGCCTTGGTTTCAAGCCGACATCGACGGGGGATATTGGGTTCCTGCAGTACACGGTCGTTCCGGCGAGCGTCGTGGCAAGCGGCGAGACGTTCCCGGTCAAGGTCGAGAATCCGAACGTCGAGCCTGAGTTCGACAACTCACAGCCTGCGACATCGACACCGGCTGGGAATCTAGGCATTTCCGGTAACGGCGACCTCGGCGTTGCCGGTCCGCAGCAGCCGACGGCGCAGCCGATGCCGTCCGGCGACACGGGCGACCTCGGCGTCGCATCGTCGGCTGGACGGGCCGCGCGCGACCGTCTCGGGATCGAGGTCCGATCCGCGACCCTGCGCTGGCACGTCTACGTCGCGCGCGTGCTCCTGCCGATCGAGCTGGCGATGGCAAAGACGCTACGCGGCCTGTTCTGGCGGATGCGGCTGGAGACGCTCGGGAACGCGCGCGCAGCGTTCCTCCCGAAGCGGGACATCGGCGATGCGGTGCAGGTGGTCGAGCGGAAGGAGGACAAGCCGCGCCGACGCCTGTCTCGCTCGCTGGTCGAACGGATCCTGTTCGCTGACGGAGAATGGCGCCAGCAGATCGGCGACGCCATGGCACCGCATTACGAGGATGCTGCCACCAGGGCGATCGAGTTCACTGGCGGCCAGCTTCCGCGCGGGGTCTCGACCATCCTGACGACCGGCGATCCGAAGATCATCCAGTTCCTGGCTGAGAAGGAGATCAAGGTCCGTGACGTGACGTCGACCTTGCGTGAGCGCTTGCGTCGCACGCTGGTCGATGCCGAGATCGAGGCCTCGACGATCGCTGAGGCGCAGAGCGAAGTGCTCTCCCTGGTGCGCGACCAGTTCGCGTCAGCGTCGGCACGATCCCTCGCGATCGCGAGAACCGAGTCGGCGGAGGCGAGCAATGGCGTAAGGTTCATGGAGATGGAAGAGCAGGCGGCTAACCCGGACAGCCGGATCAAGAGGCATCGGTGGCTGACCGCCGGCGATGTGCACGTCCGGCTCCAGCACCAGGCGGTGGCCAACGAGGTCGTGCCGATCGGTGAGCCGTTCAGCAACGGGCTGCGGTACCCGGGCGAGGTCGGGGCGCCGCCCGAACAGGTCATCAACTGTCGGTGCGTCCCGGAGCCGATTCTGGAGCCGGTGAATCAGTAGAGGAACAAGATGCCAGTCCCGAAGCCGAACGATGGGGAGTCGCAGGACGACTTCATCTCCCGCTGCATGGGCGCGGATGCGATGCAGGAGTACGACCAGGCACAGCGTGCGGCGATCTGCCATCAGGCATGGGACGACCGCAACAAGTCTGCTCCCCAGCGCGCGAAGAAGATCGCGCGCCGGCTCGGGCCGCTGACCAGGAACGAGATCGTCTTGGTCGCGACCGGCAAGGCGGACGCCGAGATGGCCAAGCGTGCGCCCCAGGTCCGTCCGGCGTCCGGCGGAGAACGGATGCGCGCGATCGACGAGCGGGCGAGGACCATCGAGTTCGTCGCCTCGGACGGGACCGTCGACAGGATGGGGGACATCATCGACCCGGAGGGATGGGACCTTGGGTCGTACTCCAAGAACCCGGTGTTTCTCTGGGGTCACGACCGATGCCGACCCCCGATCGGAAGGTCGCTCAGCCATGCAGTGACCGACGTCAACGGCAGGCGCGCGCTCGTTCAGACGATCGAGTTCTTCGGGCCAGGCCCGACCGAGCACGACCAGCTCGCCGACTATGCGTTCCGGTCCTACGTGCGCGGCGGCATGTCGTCTGTTTCGGTCGGATTCCTTCCGCAGCAGACGACCTACATCGACGATCCGAACGAGCGGACGCGGCTCGGGCTCGGACCATGGGGCGTCCTCTACAACAGGCAGGAGCTGCTTGAGTTGTCGGCCGTGACCGTTCCGGCGAACCCGAGCGCGACCGTCCTCGGGGCGAAGGAGCTGGCGGAGCGCGGGATCCTGACCAAGCGCGACATCGATGCGCTCGGAGCCCTCGGGGTCCTCGCCCCGTTCGCCCTACGTGAGGCGGAGAGGGCGCTGGGCAGCATCCGCAGACGGTCGTGGGTGTCCATCCCGGACCTTGGAGCGCGCGTCCTCATGGCAGTAGCCGGAGGCGCGAAGGCGAAGGACGTGGGCTGGGTCGTGGATGACACCGGCCTTACCTACGTCGTCCGCGAACCAGCCGAGTTCGACGGCGACTGCATGGACGCGCCGTACGGCGGCGACGTCAAGGTGACGGTTTGCCACGGCATGCTCAAGGACGGCGGAGCGATGGCGATCCAGTCGCTCAAGTTCGCGACGGCGGATGGATGGACGCAAGACAGCGCGACGACCTGGATCACGGACAACCTGGACGCGATCAAGAACTGGGCTCCGGCTGACGACTCGGAACCGGACCCGGCCGACCAGAATGAGCCTGTAGAGCCGCCGGCCGAGGAGAAGCCGAAGGGCCTCCATGTCGACGTCATCTTGGAGGCAGTGGCGCACGTCCGGGATGAGATCGTGCAGGCGATCAAGGCCGGACACCAGGCCGCTGCCGCTGCGGTGAAGATTCCGACGGTCCCGACGGTCTCCGAGGTCGCGGCCGCGGCGGCTGCGGCGACCGCCCCCTTGTGCGAAGGCGTCCGGGATGCTCTACTCGATCCGTTGATCGAGCTCCTGGGACGCGTCCGACGCGTCGAGGAGCACCTCGACCGTAGCGCGGACGCGGAACCCCGCGGGGCCCAAGTCGCTCCATCCGGTGCCAACCCGCCGCCGACCTCGGTCTACGAGGCGATCCTGGGCGGAAAGTACGACTCAAAGGAGGCGCGCCATGACCACGGCAGCGCCAGCGGCACCGGCGGCGGCAGCGGCGGGGGCGGACCCGGCAGCTGACAGAGCCAAGCAGTTCGTCGACGAGCGCATCATCGTCTCGACGAAACAGCAGTTCGAAGACATCACCAAGCGCGTCGGGGACATGGAGAAGTCCGTCGCCGAGGCGCTCAAGGGCGGCGGGGACGAGGCCAAGAAGAAGGCCGAGGAGTTGGACAACCTCAAGCAGCGGATCGAGATCATCTCGGCCGCGGTGGGGCGCCACTCCGTCTCGGTTCCCGGCGTCAAGGACGACAAGGACGGGAAGAACTTCTCCGTCCTGCGCGCGTTCCGCGCGATCTACACCAACGACTGGAGCCGGGCGCCCGGCGAGGCGCGCGTGTTCGACGCGGCCCGCAAGGCAATGGATTCCAGGCCGGACGGGATGGCCTTCTGGCAGGAGCGCCAGGAGTCTCGCACTGCAGTCACGAAGGGCCAGCAGGCCGGCACCGACACCGCGGGCGGCTACTGGATCCCGGCCGAGATCGCTAGTGACTGGATCGAACTCCTGAGACCGCGCCTGGTCCTTCGGCGCGCTGGCGCGACGTTCATCGAGAACGTCAACGGAGCCCCGTTCGAGATCCCTGGCCAGTCCGGCGGTGCGACCGCCTACATGGTCGGCGAGGACGAGGCCCCGACCGAGAGCTCCCTCACGGCGTCGATGCTCAAGCTCTACCCGAAGACCGTCGGCGCGTTCGTGGCGATGAGCCGTCGCGCGCTGATGCTGGCGAGCAACGCTCCGGGCGGGATGGAGCAGGTCGTGCGCCGTGACATGATGCGCGCGATCGCTCGGAAGATGGATCTCCAGTGCCTCCAGGGAAGCGGGATCGGGGCCAACGTCAAGGGCCTCCAGTCGATCCTCGGGTCCGGCACCGGCATCACCGGCACGGTGACCACGTGGCAGAACTTCGAGCGCCTCGCCGGCGTGGTCGAGGACGCCAACGGGTTCACCGGCGGCGACACCGACGAGGGCGGCAAGGAGATGGGCGAGGAGCAGGGGACGGCCTTCGTGTCGCACCCCAAGGTGTTCCGTCGCCTGCGGCTCCAGGGAATCAACCAGCACGCGACCTCGCCGGGCGACGCAGACCAGGCGCCGGTCTGGCCTGGTCAGCCGTTGCTGAGCAACCGCGCGCTCGGGAGCCTGTTCGGACGCGGGTTCTACACCACCTCGCAACTCGCCGTGGCGACCGCGTCCAGCGGAACCGGCGGCGTGGCAACCTACCCTGTCTACTTCGGCCAGTGGCCGGAGATGATCATCCCGATGTGGGCAGGTATCGAGCTGGAGGCGTCCCCGCACGTCCAGTTCGCGAAGGGGCAGACGCACATCCGGGCGCTCGCCGACTTCGACATGCAGGTGCGGCACTCGGCGTCGTTCTCCTGGGACGACATGGACGCGGCGTGAGGTGATGCCATGACGATCAGACTTCCAAGCACCGAGGGCACCTGGAAGCGTGCCCTCAAGGCCCAGTCGGTTGCCGCGGCCGGCTCCGCAAACGGCGACGCGATCGACACCGCCGGCGCGGAGTTCGTCGAGTTCTACTGCACGGCCGAGCAGGACGCCGCGACGTCGGTGACCTTCAAGATCCAGGAAGACGCCGCGAGCGGCGGCAGCTACACCGACATCACCGGCGCGACGAAGACGATCCCCACGGCCGACGAGGCCAAGATCGCCATCATCCGCGTGGACGTGAAGCAGTCGGCGCGCCTGCAGTACATGCGCGTCGTCTACTCGGTGATCGGAGGCACGGCGTCGGTCGGGGCTGCCCTGGCGTACATCCACTCCATGGGCACCGTTCCGAAGACGCAGGACTACACCGTCGTCGCGGTGTGACCCGTGCCGTCAGCGATCAAGTTCGCGAAGTCGTTCACTCCCGCTGACGGGGCCACCATCGTGGCCGCTGTCAGCGGGAAGCGCATCCGCGTGCTCTCCGCGGTCGTCGCTTCGGTCGGGGCCGGCAGCACGTCGTTCAAGTCGAACACGACGGACATCTCGGCCCTGTTCGCGACGAACTCGACGACCATCGCCCTGGCGAGTGACCTCGGACTGTTCGAGACGGTCGCCGGCGAGGCGCTCAAGCTCGGGATCATCGGGGCGGCTAACTACATCAACGTCTCCTACGTCGAGGTCGATCCTTCCGGCGTCTCGCCGATGGTGCCGACCTAGCCGAAAGGGTTGCGTGTGCCTGTCAACTGCACGACGGTGGCCAGGGTCAAGCGCCGGCTCGGGTTCCTGCCGACCGACACGGAGCACGACGACCTAATCGCCGCCTGGGTCGCGTCGGTCAGCGGACAGGTCGAGGGGCACCTCGGCCGGAAGATCGAGACGAAGTCTCGGTCGGAGATCCTGAGCCCGCGCCCGGGCTCCACGATCGTCTTCCTGTCCGCGTTCCCGATCGTATCGATTGCGACGGTCGAGGACGACCCGCAGGGGATCTTCGGCGGCGTCGGGACGCAGATCACGTCGTCGTTCTGGGGGGTGGACGTTGAATGTGGGGTCCTGAACTTGACCTCGTGGCCGCTGTCTGGCGGTCCGAGGTCGCTGCGGGTCACCTACGTTGGCGGGATGGCGACGACGACCGACCAGTTCATCCAGTCATGGCCGGTCATTGCGGATGCCGTCGATGCTCAGGTCGCGCATCAGTACCGCCGTCGGCACACGGACGGCTTCACGTCAGCCGGCGGGCAGGCTCAGGTCGGGACGTCCGGCGAGGTGATGGGCCTGACGGCGGGGGTAGCGGAGATGCTCGCCCCGTACCGAAGGGTGCTCGTAGCATGACGATCACGCTTCGGATCCAGGTCGAGCGCAGCGCGCTGGACGGGTTCAGCGACCGGCTCACGGCGGCGCTCAACCGTCGGCTCCCGACGGCCATCGGCGACGGGCTGCGGGCGTTCGTCGGACGTCTCCAGCGCGACCGGCTGAGCGGGCAGGGCGTCGCCACGCGCACCGGTGCGCTCAAGCGGAGCTTCGGCGTTTCGGTCGGCGGCGACCTCGCGAGCGGCATCGCTGGGATCGTGACCACCACGAGCAAGTACTTCGCGATCCAGGAGTTCGGCGGCACCATCCGGCCGGTCCAGGCGAAGTTCCTGGCGATCCCGCTGGACGCCGCGAAGACTCCGGCCGGCGTCACGCGATACCCGTCCCCGCTGCGGCAGTCGCTGCCGACGGCCTTCCCCGAGGGGACGTTCGTGCGCAACCATGTCCTGTTCGGGAAGAAGGACGGCAAGGCGATCGCCCTGTTCGCCCTCAAGAAGAGCGTGACGCTCAGGCCGCGCATCGGGATGGCATCACTCTGGTCCTCGTTCGCGAGCGGAACGATGGAGCCGCTCCTGCGGTCAGCGGTGGAGGACGCGCAGGCCGAGGCGGCCGGCAGCGGGAAGCGATGACCGTCCACGAGTTCGACGTCCATCCGGAGTTCCCGGTCGAGGTCGCGCACCAGGCCCAGGTCATGCAGTCCGACCCTCTGCGCGGCGCGATGTTCACCCGAAGGTGGGGCAACGCCAGGCCGACGCGCACCTACACGCTGCACTGGAGGACCGCGCTGCAGTCGGCCATCGACAGGATCAAGTTCCTGTGGGGCGAGACGCGAGGTGCCGGAGAGATGACCTGGAGGCCGACGGAGGAGGTCCGCGCGTTTTCGCCATCCATCCCGGACGCGATCCGCGTCGTGTTCTACTCCATGCCGACCCTGCCGGTGAGGCATGGCCCGGTCACGGGAGAGGTCACGGTGACCCTCGCGGAGGTCGTCCCCGGTGGCTGAGTTCATGGTGACCACCGGCGAGGCGGTCGGCCGAGAGATCGCGAGGCGCATCCGAACGATCGTCCTTCCGTCAGGGATGAGGATCGCGGTCACGGCCGTCACGCGCTCGGACCGCAACCCAGTCATGGAGCCCGCCGACGTCTTCATCACCGTGCAGGAGGCTTCCGACCGGTTCCGGCTCATCAACACGTGCGGCACCGTCGAGGTCACCGCTGACGTTCCGATCGCGGTGGCCGTTGACCGCGCGGTCGAAGAGGAGAAGCCCCTCGCGCTGCGGGACCTGTGGGCAAGGATCTACCTGGCGTTGATGCGGGACCGCGGCGTCGTGTCTGGTACGATGAACCGACTCGTGACGTCCATCGAGCCCGTCGACATGATCCCGTCGATCCCAGGCCCAGAATCCCCGAGGATGGTGGCTCGGATCGGGTTCCGCGTCCGGTACGAGTTCCCGACCGGAGACCCGACCTTCGTCCCGTCCGACTTCGCAGAGGTCGATCCGTAGCATGGCCAGCTTTCAACCCGTCATCTCCACGAGGTCAGGGCTCACCGCCGTCGTCCCGCAGAAGGCCGCGTCGACGTTCCGGAGGCCGGGATCTCCGCACGCCTCGCGCATCGTCGAGACGACCATCGAACACGACTTCCAGTCGGTGGAGCAGAACGCCTCTATCGGCACGCTGTCGCGCGTAGCGCCGATCCCGACGCTCCAGCGCGCCAACATGAACGTCGTCAATAACCTGCGCGGAGCCGAGGACGTCCTCGACTACACGGCCGGGTCACAGGCGACCCGCATGGGGATCTCGGACGCGGACACGTTCCTGCGGTGCTGCGGTATGCGCCGGCAGGACACTATGTGGCTGTCCAACCTGATCGCCGCCACGACCGCGGGCGCCACGACGCTCTACATCACCGAGTTGACGGCGCCGTTCTTTACGACTGACGGGACCACCGCGAGGGAGGTCTACCTGTCGATCGGGTGGGGAACCGCGACCGGCGAGACCAAGCTCATCACCGCGGTCAGGCAGGCAACTCTGACGATCACCGCGAACTTTACGGGTGGGTCCGGGGATACTCTCCAGGTCGCAAGCTCGGCCGGTGTGCTCGCCGGCGACAAGCTGGTGATCGACGTTGGCGACGGGGCCAACCGCGAGGTCGGAACCGTGCTATCCGTTCCTGACGCGACGCACGTCCAGTTCACCGTCAACCCGGCGAACAACCACGCAATCAACGACCTGATTCGCCTGGACGCGCTCGTAGTCGTCGCGACGACTCGTAACCACTCGGCGTCCGACCGAGTGTTCCACGACTGGGTCACCTACCTTCCTGAGACGAGCCAGTCGCAGATCCGGGACGCGGCCGTCCCGACGGCGGTCGCCGCCGCGGCTACGACGATTAACCTGATGCCGGGGACGGCGTCCCAGTTCATCACCGGCGACCAGCTCGCCCTCGGATCCACTGAGCCGAACCGCGAGACGGTTACCGTCGTCTCGACGGAGACCGGCGCCGCGACCACGTACAGCAGCACCAGCGCGGCCGACACGATCGTCGTCGCTTCGTCGACCGGGTTCGCAGCAAACGACGTCGTGTGGATCGGTCGCGGGACGGCGAACGCGGAGCGCAAGATCGTCCTGGCGATCCCGGACGGGACGCACATCCAGTTCACGACCGCGGTCGGCACTCACTCTGCAGGCGAGGTCGTCGAGGAGGAGGACACGGTCACCATCATCGGGTCGGGGACCGGTGGCGGCACGCTGTTCCCGCACAACAAGGTCACCTACGTCAGCGCGTCATCGACCGCCGACGGGATCAACAAGACGATCACGGTGCCGAGCGGCGGCACCACGAACCTGGTCGCGAACGACACGGTGTGGATCGCGCACGGCACCGACCACGAAGAGGCGATCGTCGTCGCGTCCGTGACGGCGACGACGATCGTCGCGACCTCGGTCCTGGTGAACGACCACGATCCGGGCGAGATCGTCACCGCGACCACGCTGGAGGCCACCGACACCGTCTTCGAGGTGTCGGCTGCGCACCAGGACGACGGCGGGCAGTCGAGCACGACGCCCCTGGAGTCCAGACTCCTCGGGCTGCGGGGGGAGGCCCAGCTGATCGGGTCGTTCGGCGAGATCACCAGGTGGGAGTTCCAGCTCGCCGGCGGGTTCGAGGACTTCACGGACCCGCAGAAGGCCAGCGCGACGATCATCCCGCGGCAGTTCGTGCCGGTATTGCCGACCGTGCAGCCTCAGGTCTTCGCCCAGACGTGCCTCTACGTCGGTCCGGCTCCCGAGTACGAGCCGACCCTCCGGTCGTTCAACTTCAAGATGGGCAACGGGACGGTCCTGATCCCGGACGGGTGCACGGACAGCGGCATCAGCGGCCAGGCGATCAACTCGCGGCGCGTGCAGCTTGAGTTCGTGGTCCGCATGGTCCCGCCGTCTGTGTTCGACTGGGTCGGGGCTTTCAAGCTCGGGACGCAGATCCAGTATCGCTTGGAGGTCCGCAAGACGTCGCGCCGGCGCCTGATCCTGTCGATCACGAAGGGCGTCGTCTCCGGTGTCGCGCGCGAGAACATCGACGACATCTGGTACTTCCGCGTGACGGTCGACGCCATCGTGCAGCTCGGGCTGGCGCCGACCGGAGACAACGAGTTCAGCATCGTCCAGTACTGAGGCGCAGCGCCGCCACCTCGCAAGGGAGCAACCACATGCCGATCGTGTTCGATCCTCGCCAGAATGTCCGAGTCCAGTCGCCCACCGTGAAGGGAGCGGTCTACGAGCTCCGTCCGCTCACCTCGCGGCACCTGATGCACCTTCACGAGGTGAGCTCGGCGATGGACGGGATGAGCGACATGGCGCGTTCGATCCGGATCGGGGAGGAGAAGCTGAGGCTCGCCCTGGCCGGATGGAACGTGACCGACGCAGACGGGAATCCGGAACCGATCCCGACCGAGGACGCGAACGTGCTCGGCGAGTCATGCAAGATCGTGACCGTCGAGTTTATACGCGCGATCCCGTTCAAGGACACGGTCGCCCTGCAGCGCGCGCTGACAGCCATGGAGACGACCCCCGAGGACGTCGCCCAGGGTTTTTGATCGCGGCGCTCCTCGACGCTCGGGTCCTCCCGATGACCTGCCGCGCGTGTTCGGAGACGGACGGAGAAGGCAGGCCGACGCGCGAGGCCCTGGAGTGCCGCAGACAATGGGGCTGCGACGAGTCATTGCCCGACGTCCCGAGGAAGCCGGGAGGGCCGTCGGTCTCCAACTACGTGGACTGCGTCCGATGCGGAGGGACGACGTTTGAGCCTGAGCCGTTCCTGGGTCCGTGCTCGCGGTGCCAGGGGAACAGGCTCGGGGTCGCCATCCGTCGGTGCCCGAACGCGCCTGGGGCGATGAGCCCGATGGTGGCGTACCTGCGCATGGTCGCCGCCGAGGCCGCCGAGGCGCGCTACCCGGCGCCCGGTCCACTGGTCGACCAGGCGGTCGCGCTCCTGTCTCTCAGGTCATGGCACGCGCGCGCGGAGGCGGACGCGAGGAAGTGGCGCGAGAAGATGGACCGCGAGTTCGAGGACCGGATGCGCGACGCACAGATGACGCGCAACGGGACCGCGTCAGGCGGTAGGATTCGTGGCAGGTGACCCATGGCCAACGAGCCGATCGAACAGCTGATCCGCATCATCGCCAAGGCGGAGGTCGACGCCGCGGTGAAGCAGGCGCAGCAGGAGCTCGCCACCGTTGCCACGACGACCAACAAGGCGTTCGATGCCGCGAAGCCGAAGGGGTTCACGGCAGAGGTCGCGAAGTTCAAGAACCAGCTGTTCTCGCTGAAGCCTCTGCTCGGCAACGTGAGCCAGCTGTTCGCAGGGTTC